CGCCGAACGATGGTGGAAGACCTCCCCCGAGATTGCCACCCCAACAAGGCGCCCGGCAGCCTTTTACGGTGCTCCTGGCGAGCCGTAAATTCCTAAAGGATCTGATACTCCGAAACTATACCTCTCCCTAGCTTTGTACCTCACATTTCCGGTATCGAAATCCCCGTCATTGTCCGTTTTGAGAGCCACACGGACAAAGTGCTTCAGGCCATTGGGTATGTCAGTAATCACCCACCACGCATCCGGATCAGTGATGTAATGGTTCACAAAGTAACCATCCGGAATCGTACCATTTGTATAAATGGCGTTGATGTCATTGTCTGCGGTTCCCGGCCGATACTGACTCTTCAAAGTACGAGTGGCAGTAAATACCAGGCCTGCGGGAATGATCAGCTTACGCGGCTTAGCAGCAACCAACAGACCGCGATCGTCCACCCACAACGAAATCGTGGTCGCTGCGTTCTCAAGCGATGTCTCGTTGAGATCGGCCGGCGTAGCCGGCGTATTGGCATTGAACGTTCCGCCCATCACCAGCGGATGATTGAGCGCACACAAGGCCACACCGTCACCCATGGGGTAAGTCGGATCGAAGCTATGGTTCAACACCGCAGCCCCTTTGGTCTGTTTGGTGTGAGCCATAGAGCGAGCGAGGGCCTTGGTATAACGCGCCGAAAGCGAGTCATATAAGTTATCTTCCACCGCCTCCTCGGTGATGGAGAAACCCATAGCAATCGTTTCGTGCGTATAACGAGCCACGTAGGACTCCTGTGCCTCGTCATAATTGATGGCTTCGCCTTCCGGCTTGACCGGCGCCGGACCGAAGCCGGTGATTTTCACCTCTTCTTCAAATGAGCGTTCGGAGTTTTCGATGGCGAAAATCTCCTTGTGCTCCTCCTGATACCGCTTGTACTCCAGCCCGAACAGAGCGTTCAGACCAGGCATTAATTCTTTGAGTAGTTGTGCTCTTGAGATAGCCATGTCTGATTCTCCTTATAGTCCAGCCTGGACCGTATAACGATGCACGCCAGCATTCCAGATCACATACAGATCTGTGAAAGCGTCGCCGGGCACCGATGTCGGTGAGTAAGGGAAACCGATGATCTTAAGTGGCAGAGTGGCGGTCACTGCCGCCGCCGCAGCTGCACTCACCAGACTGTCGCCGGTGGCGACCGTCCCTGTACCGAAGCCCAAAAGATCAATATTCAGGCCCACAGCAGTTGCAGGTACCGAGCCGGCTGCCTGAATTTTAAACACGGCAAACGGACAGTCGAGTATCTTGAGTTTGACTTGTGTGGCGCCCGCCGTGATGGCGTTAGCCGGAAGCATTTGTGCGTTGACGAATCCCCGGATCGGATCCTGCCATTCTGCCCCCATGAATATCCCGATGGGCGAGTTCACACTCACCGCAGCGTTACTGGGGCTGGCTGCCAGAACTTGAGGCTGGCCGCCAGACAGACCGACAGGATCGCCGAAGAAGAACGCCTTGTTGGCAGGAGGATTCACGGTCAGCAAAAAAGAGCGGATGGACCCTGCGTAGGGCAACCCTCCCTGAAGCTGCACCGGCCTCATACCGTAGGGACTGGCAATAGCTGCCATCGTTAGTCTCTCCGTTTTTTGGCTGACAAAAATAGTTGAGCGGGCAAAGCGCGCCCCGCTTTGTGAAGATCGCCGATCTAAGCGCCCCGAAACCGAAAGTGGTGCAGTGTTACTTCTGGTTCGTAGGCAATTGCGCGCTGGCGCCGGTGCTCGTCTCGCGACGTGCATCCGGACCAAAGCGGGTCTGCGATTTCACGTTTCTAAAGAGGGTGCGCAGCCGCGGATCCTGCTCCGCCATCAGCTGCGAGTCTACAGCCTGCATTTGCGCCTTGGTTTGGGTGCGGTAGTAGTCGTTGCGCGCCCGGGCGATTTCCTCTGGCACACTGCACAACAGAAGACCGCCGACCTCCACACTCTCTGGAAATCGACTGTCCCTGTCGGATAAGATTTGCAGTTCCGGATACTCGCTGGCCTTGACCGGCACGTACCCTTCCCTGAGCCTTCTGGCTACATTGATTGCATCGGACTGACCTCCGGCCGATGTACGGACCCAGCGGAACTTCTTTCCCGGCCGCTGCGCCGGGTCAGGCAGTGAATTGGCCGGCATCCAGGCCGCGGGCCGCACCTCGGCGGCGCGGGTCTCATTCTCTCTTGGTGTACGATTCTCAGCCATTGGCGGCCTCCTCTAAAGCTAACTGATGCGCATACTGCTCGGGGGTGACCCCAATCCTGCGCGCCAGCCGCACCTGCGACTCTGATAACCGGATGACGCGGGTGCGGCCAGCGTTCGCAGCTCCGGTATTGCTGCGAGTGCCGCCCGCCACTGCCAGCGGACGGGATTCTGCGACGTCATGGTCTTGCCGGTCCTGGCCTTCATCCGCATCACCACGGCCATTACCGTTGGCATGCTCGGGAAAGACCGCGGCCAAACGTTCGTCAATTGTCTTCCAATATACGTCAGGATTGCTGGTCGCCGTAATCCCGCGCCGGGCAAGGCTATTGTGCGTCGTCAGGGCCAGCTCAGTACGGTCCTCTTCACCCGGCCGCCTCCACCAGGTGTTCTTGGCAAACCACGCCTGCGTACGCGGATCCGGCGGCGCCTGCGGTGGAGGCGGCGGATCGCTGGTCGGCTCCTCCGGCGTCGTCGCCTGTAATAGCGCCAGGCGCTCTTTCTCGGCCACCGCGCGCGCCAACTGCTCGTTGGCTTTTACAATCTGATCGCTCTGCCCGCCCTCGAGCGCCAGGCGGCTGGTCTGCCGGGCATTATTGATCTCGGCATCCACGCGCGTTATAGCCTGGTGCACCACCGCCTGCTCGGTCTTCTGAACACTCTGCTTTAATGCGAGGTTCTCGCGGTGCAAACGCTGCGCATAGTCGGTGGTAGAGACCAGGTCACGCTCTTTCTGTTCGCGCTGCCGGCGTTCCTCATGGAACGCGAACCGGAGCTTCTTAATGCGGTCCTGGACCTCTTTACCGTACCCCTTGATCTCCTCATCCCTGACATCGAGGTTACGCGTATCGCCGGCCTTCAGCCGCGGCCGCTCTTCCTCCGGCTCGGGAATGATCTCCACCTTTAACTCCGGCTCCTGCTCTCTTTCTTCTGGCATAGCTATACCCGCTCGATCCGCCTGGGATCACCCACCACGGCCTCCACCGTGTCATCGTTGATCAACCGGTGCTCCACGCCATCCACCTTGAAGCGCGTACCCGAATACTGACGCAGAATAATGATGTCGCCCACCTCACACCACGGCCCGCCGGGAAACTTGTCCTTATCTTGATAAGCAGTCTCGCCGACAGCCACAACCACCGCAGTACACGACGCCGTCTCTTCGAGCTTGCGCCGATCGGGCGGCAGAACCACCAGCTTGTCACCGTCATCAAGAGGGGGGATGCGTACCAAAATACGATAGCCAGTAGGCCGCAAAACCTCGAGCGCCGCCTCTCCCTGCTCCACACTAACCGGCGTCATACCTCTACCTCCTCGCTCACCTGCTGCCGAAGTCTGACCAGCGCGTCCAGCGCATAATGAATCCCGCGGAGTTCGCCCACCAGTTTACAGTACTCCGAATAATCGCTGGGAGCACCGCGCGACAAGCTACTAACAAGAACTTCCAAGTGTCCCTCCAAATCCTTACTCAACAGATAATCAAGATCGTTCACGAGTTCAAGGCCTCGAGCAGGGCCCGCCCGCCCTTGCGCATCGGTTTCGCCTGCTGGTCGCTTCCGTAGGCCTGCCGGCGGACCTCATCGCGAAACTTATCCAGGCGCCGCGCACCAGCCCGGGTAGAACCGTCCCCCAGGACAGCCACCGTAGGCGCATCGATCACATACTCACCGTCACTGAGCAGCACTTTACGTCCGCCCGGCGTAGCCGCCTCGATCGAATCACTCTGCCCCGACCCCGGCCCGTGCAGGAGACCGCCTACCTGCATGCCACCAGGCGCGGCCGCGGCGGCGCCGCCAGTATCATCTTCATCCTGGTCCGGCGGGCCTCCGGAATCGTCCTCATCGGGCTCGTCATGCTGCTGCCCGAGCACCATCTGGCGCAGCTCCTGATACTGATCCTCGCCAAAGGTTTTGATAAATCGCTGGATGGCTTTTTGCGGATCGGGATGCTCGCCCTTGAGGGCAGCCATAGCCTCGACCACGATCTCCTTCTTCTGCTGATCCTCCGGCGAGAGCTGGTCATCCGGCTCGCGCAGGTCCTGCGCATCCGGCGCCGAGTCATCCATCCCACCACCCTCCTGGAACTTGGCGATCGTAAGCCCGGGAGTCTTCGCAATCTTGGGAACGCCAAGGTGAATCCCAATCGACATGCGCTTGACCGGATAGTTATGCGGCTTATGCCGCGCCGGATCCGAGCCCCCCAAGCCCTTGCTGATCGAAAACTCCGGCCCGCCGGCGCCGGGATTCTTCTCCATATTGCGAATCGGATTCATCATTTTATGGATCTCCTACCATCACTACCGTCAACACCTGCACGCCGCTCACTGTCTTCAGATACAACGTTCCCACCGGCAGGCCCACGGTGGTGGTCGGCACATCGGTCATGATGAACCGCCCGGCAATCACCTCACCCAGGGCCTGCGCCTGGCCCATATAGTTGTTGATGGACCGCGCCAATGAGGCAATATATTGCTGATCATACTCGGGCGGCGGATCGGGAAGTGTCTGTCTGACTTGTCGCGCCATATTTACCTCTTCCCGTCCACCTGCAGGTCGCCGCGCAAGGCACCGAGACGCCAGCCGACACCTACGTTATTGGACTCAATGCGGAACGAAAGCTGGCGCGCGCGCACCCGCAGAAAAGCCTGCTCGCTCGCCGGCGTCACCGTAAAGCGCGCCGCCACCTCTTTGTTACCCAGGGCAGCATTGCGTTTCAGAACACTGATACCCACGGTCTGCGTATTGCCCGTGCCCCGGAACTGCACATCGGGGATCATGCGCGAGAGGAACAGGAAGTGGTCACCGCCCCCCTGGTCGATGTCGCTCGACTCCACGTAGGCGGGCAACACGGAACCATCAGCATCGGTACCCAGCTCGTGATAGTAGAGCACATGGAATTGCTTGGTAGCTGCGATGGGGTAGGCGCTACGGCCCATGTCGAGCCACGCGGTACGCTCCAGCTGGCCGATGGACCAGTTCTGATCCACATAGTTGTAAAGAACATACCTGTCGATCTCATCGGAACCGGCAGAAGGATAGAACCAGATCACCTCGCTAAATGAATGGTTGTGGCCCGTACAGACCTTGTACTGCTGCGTGTAATTCAGGTTGGAAAAAACGTAATCCTTCACGGTACACGGCAATTCCTGGATCTGCCCGGTATAGGCGTAAAAGATTCCCCTATCCATCCAAAACAGCATATTGCCGGCATTCACACTAGCATTGGGGCCGATGATGCTAATGCCCTCGCCGATCACATCGAAACCGAAAATGTAGGGAGTGCCGATGTACTTCATGCTCCAGAGTCCGAGATCGGTCCAGATCAGAATCTCCTGGCGCGTGCGCAGGGCGCTGATGATGTAGGAGCCGAGCGACAGGCGCTGGCCGCCGGCGGAATTGTCGCGGCGCGGCTCCCAGTCGTAGGCGTCTTCCTCATTGCTCCAGCGCACCAGAAGCGGGTCCGGCTCGGTAGCGCCCACGTCGTCGCAACCAAGCGCAATCAGGTGACGGTCATTGGGGCTCACCAGCACCTGGGCAGCGAAAGAAGGCACCTGGTTGGGCGTGAAGGTCACGCCGCCCACAGTCACCGCCTGGTTGAGCGGCAGGGCCGGCGAACCGACACCCTGCTGCTGGTGCCAGTAATAGATCGGGCCGTGGCGGATGTTGGACACTAAGTCCTCGCCAAAATTGTCCATGTCCCAGAGGCGGATCTGGTTGACATCGAAACCGACAGGATTTAGCAGGCGCGGATCGAAGCTCATGCCCCAGCCGGTCCATAGACAACCCGATGGCAACGGCGGCCACGGCAAAGTGTGCGGCTGCGGCTGATCCGGCGGCGGCACTGGACCCGGCAGCAGATCATTGCCGCCGCCCCATGGCGGAATCCCCCAGCCGGTGCCTATGATCGCATTGTCCAGCCCCACCGGGATCTGGAAGGTGGCAGTGATAGCAGCACCGCCGCCGCAGATGCCGATGGCCGTCATCGTACCCGGCGCGACGATAGTGAAATTATTGGTATCGATGATTTGAGTCACCTGGAACTGGGCATTGAGTACGGCGGGCGTGAAGACATCCACGCTCGCACTCACACCGCTGAGTGTCACAAAATCACCCGGGCTGACCATGCCGTGCAATGGCACATTGACCTTCAAGGTGCCCGGCGCCGCGTAAGTACAAA